GAGTCTATGGTGACACAAGCGAAACTGTTTATAGGATTGTGAAACTATGATGCAAACAGAAAGCCACGTGGTGAAGCGTGGTCCTTGTCCTGCATGTGACTCAAGTGATGCATGTATGACATACAGTGATGGACACTCATGGTGTTTCAGTTGTTCTACTTACTTTAAATCAAACGATATGGAAGACATGACAATGCAACCACAACAAAGCACAGTACGACCAATGACAGTTAACGGACAGATCACTAGCATTCCTGATCGTAAAATATCAGAAGCTACCTGTAAGAAGTATAATGTACGTACAGTAAAAGATAACTCTAATAAGATTGTCCAACATCTATATCCCTACTATGACAAGGACAACAATCATGTAGGTGACAAGGTTCGTAATTTACCCAAGGACATTCGAGCCATTGGTAATGTCGGACAGGGTACACTCTTTGGACAGAACCTGTTCAATCAGGGTGGTAAGTACGTTACGATCTGTGAGGGTGAGCTTGATGCACTCGCAGCATATGAAATGCTTGGCAGTAAATGGCCCGTCCTTTCCATCAAGGACGGTGCAGCATCTGCATTACGCAACTGCAAAGCAAACCTAGAATATCTGTCTCAGTACGAGAACATTGTCCTGTGCTTTGACAACGATGATTCAGGACGCAAGGCAGCAAAGCAGGTTGCCTCTCTATTTGAACCTAACCAATGCAAGATCGTACACCTTGAGTACAAGGATGCATGTGAGTACATTCAGAACGGTAAGCGTGAAGAGTTTACCCGTGCATGGTGGAACGCTAAGATTTATACACCAGCAGGTATTCTTAATCTTGCTGACATGGGTGATGCACTGTACGAGGAAGGTGACTACAAGACCTGTCTCTATCCTTGGCACGGTATCAATGACAAGCTATATGGTATTCGTACTGGTGAACTTGTTACGTTCACTGCAGGTACAGGTACTGGTAAGTCAAGTGTGATCAGAGAACTGATGCACCATGTTCTGAATAATACAGAAGAGAACATTGGTGTTATCTCTTTGGAAGAGAATGTACGTTCAACTATCTTTCATCTCATGTCAGTTGAAGCTAACGCTCGACTGTATATCAGGGAGATACGAGAGCAGTTCAGCCGTGAAGACCTAACCACATGGCAAGAAGCAACGGTAGGTACACGTAGGTTCTTTGCCTTCGATCACTTTGGTAGTATGAAGACTGATGAGATACTCGGTCGCATTCGTTACATGATCAAAGCCTTGGACTGCAAGTGGATATTCCTTGATCACTTGTCCATTCTAGTGTCAGGCTTAGAGGGTGACGATGAACGTAGAAACATTGACAACTTGATGACCAAGCTACGATCTATTGTGGAAGAGACTAACGTAGCACTGTTGCTTGTCTCTCACTTACGCAGAGGCAGTGGTGACAAGGGGCATGAAGATGGTAAGGAAGTTAGCCTTGCTCATCTACGTGGATCACAATCTATTGCACAGTTGTCTGATGCAGTGGTAGCTATGGAACGTGATCAGCAATCAGATGATTCTAACATTGCTAACACTACCACCATTCGCGTACTGAAGAACAGATACGCAGGAGATACTGGTGTTGCATGTCACTTGTTCTTTAATGGTGATACAGGACGCTTGACAGAGGTTGACAATCTAGGTGATAATGGGGAGGAAGACAACTTAGAAGAGGCACTCTAATGGATGTAGTTCTAGACATTGAAACTGATTCTCTCAACGCTACACTGGTGCACTGTATCGTAGCAAAGGACAGAGAAACAGGTAAGCATTATGTCTGGAAGGGTGATCAGTGCATCAATACGTTTCCCATGTTTGCTAAACGTGTGAACAAGTTTATAATGCATAATGGTATATCGTTTGATGCACCCACTCTTAACAGACTGTTAGGTACACAGATCAAACTGTCACAGGTAGAGGACACATTGATACTGTCTCAACTAACTAATCCTGTTAGAGAAGACGGTCATTCTCTTGAGGCATGGGGTGAGAAACTTCAGTTCAATAAGATTGACTTTAAAGATTTTAGTCACCTATCAGAAGAGATGGTCACATATTGTAAGAGAGATGTGGACATAACTGAACGGGTATGGATCAACCTTCAACCAGACATACAAAAGATTGATCGACGTTCTATTGATCTTGAGTACAAGATACGTGCGTTGGTCAGTCAACAAGAAAGGAATGGTTTTACTCTTGATTTACAGAAAGCAACTAGCCTTACCGCACGGTTACAAGACAAGTCATTTGAATTGGAACGAGAAGTTCAAACAAGATTTGTTCCTATTCCTGTGGCGGTTAAAGAGGTTACACCTCGTTACAAAAAAGATGGTAGTCTTTCTTCTGTGGGTCTGCGGCATATACAAGACCCAACAACAGTTGCAGGATCACACACTTCGATTGACTATCAAACATTTAACCTTGCCAGTCGTCAGCAGATCGTTAATAGACTAACTAAATGTGGCTGGCAACCAGAGAAGTTCACTGAAAAAGGACATGCAATCGTAGATGAATCTGTGCTTCGCGGAGTTGATATCCCTGAAGCACAGATGATTGCAGAATATCTTACGTTAAAGAAACGCATTGCACAGGTTCAATCATGGATTGATGCAGTGCATGAGGATGGTAAAGTACATGGACAAGTTCTTACATTACGTGCTATCTCTGGTAGGATGGCACACCATTCTCCAAACATGGCACAAGTACCTGCATCTTATTCACCATATGGTAAAGAGTGTAGGGAGTGCTGGACTGTTGGAGATGCAGCTAATGTTCTTGTTGGTTGTGATGCTTCTTCGCTTGAACTACGTGCACTAGCACACTATCTTAATGATCCTTCCTTCACAAAAGAAGTTGTGGAAGGTGACATTCATACAGCAAACCAAAAGGCAGCAGGTCTTGATACACGTGATCAGGCCAAGACATTTATCTATGCGTTTATCTATGGTGCAGGTGCAGCAAAGATAGGTCAGATCGTTGGCGGTACATCACAAGATGGTCAACGTCTAATAGATACGTTTCTTGGTAACGTACCTGCTCTTGCTTTGTTAAGAGAAAGGGTTGACAGGGCAAGTCAAAGAGGTTATCTTAAAGGTCTTGATGGTAGATGGTTGAAGGTTCGCAACCAACATGCAGCAGTCAATCTTCTCATTCAAGGTGCAGGTGCAGTTATCTGTAAGCAATGGCTAATCGAAATAAATAGTTTGGTGCGGCAGCATCAGGTCAAAGCTAAGTTAGTTGCATCCATACACGATGAGTATCAGCATGAGGTATATAGACCACAAGCTGATAGGTTTGGTGAACTAACAAAACTTGCAATGAAGAATACAGAAAGGAGTTTGAAAATTAAATGCCCACTAGACAGCGAGTACAAGATAGGCCAGAACTGGTCAGAAACACACTGATACAATTATCAGATACTGAAATTAAATTATACACTGAGATAGGTCAGGCACGTTATAATAATAACAGAAAGAAAAGTGTAAAGGATACTGCAGCTAAACGAGACAAAAATGATCCTTATAAGTTTGATATCCTTGGTGTTGGTGGCGAGTTAGCACTGTACAAAATGATTGGTGAGTATCCAGATGGTGTTATGGATATTGGTGTACGCTCAATGGAAAGAGGAACTGATAAAGGAGATTTACTTCTTGATGGTCTTACCATTGACGTTAAGACAACAGATCATGTGAACGGTAGACTACTTGCTGTAAGTAATAAGTGTCTTGAAGTTATTGATTTATTCGCCTTGGTCATTAAGCTATCAGATAATAACTTTATGCTGAGAGGATTTTACCCCTGCCATATGCTGATTAAAGAAGAGAACTTTAATAGAGCAGATGGTAAATTTGTTAGACCCTGTTATAACGTAGGACAAGAGGAGTTGATGGACTATGCAGTAGCATTAAAAAAATTACCACCACTGAAAAAAAGTGCTTGACTATCTAATTAAGGTCAGGCATACTTCGCAAATCGTTGAATGAAAAGCCACATGGTGTGGCGATTAAAACTGAAAGGAAAGTTAACATGAGTGATGTACATATTATTTCTGGCAAGGCTTATTGGGCAAGCATTCTTTCTCCCAACACAACCTACGAACCAGTATACTCTGTCGATGTTTGTTTAGATGAGGATACTAAGAGTTTGGTTGAAAGCCTTGGTCTTAACGTGCAGAACAAGGGTGATGATCGTGGAGACTTTGTAAAGATCAAGCGCAAAGTCTACAAGCGTGATGGCTCTGAGCGTCCTGCACCTATCGTTAAAGACTCACAGAATAATAACTGGGACGGTAGTCTTATTGGTAACGGTAGTATGGTCAATGTTAAGTTTGCTACTTATGAATGGGAGTACAATAAGAAGAAGGGTGTAGCATCTGACCTGATGGGTGTTCAGGTTGTTGACCTTATTTCATACGGTGACAATAAGGATTTCTCTGCAGTGGAAGGTGGCTACACTGTAGGAAATAACGAACAAGTAGGTGAGGACGTTCCGTTCTAACCGTCCCTAACACGGGGTTGCTATTATCTTAGAGCAACGATTGCTGACAGGTGTGGAGAGGGACTGTCAGACTATGTAATTAACTCAACAAAGGAACTAGACTATGACTAATGAAGGTAAACTACTTAGTGCTTTGCGTAAGAAGATGCGTGTAACTCGTAAGACTGCTATTCAACGTGGATGGTCAGAGAATCTTACTGCAGATATTTCTCGTCTTCGCAGTCGTGGCTTTGATATTGATACAGTCACTGCTAAAACACCTGAAGGTGAAACGTACACTCGCTATCGTTTGATGGCTGAACCACAAGCAGCAGCGTAATTAAAATGACAACAGCACAGAAAACAATTGATACTTTGGTAGAAGACATTTACAGTCTGTTCACCAGTAATGAACCTACAAAGATTCCTGCTACTGCTCTGCAGGAACTTGCCAAGGATGTTGCTGATGCTGTTGTCAATGCTCTTACTGAGGAAAGAAAGCCAAGAAATAATTTAAGGCTATCAATGATTGGTCAACCAGCAAGAAAAGTATGGTACTCTGTCAGATCAACTGAACAGGAAGAATTAGCTGGGTCTGATTATATCAAGTTCCTATATGGAGATATCCTTGAAGCACTTCTTGTCTTTCTTTCCAAAGCTGCTGGTCATAAAGTAGCTGATCAACAGAAACAGGTAGTACTGAATGATGTTGTTGGTCATCAGGATGCAGTGGTTGATGATGTTCTTGTTGACTTTAAGAGTGCATCGTCATTCTCTTTCAAGAAGTTTACTGAGGGTATGGTATTCAAGGATGATCCGTTTGGTTATGTTGCACAGTTATCTGCGTATGCTCAAGCTAACAATGTCAAGGAAGCTGGATGGGTTGTTATTGACAAGACAACAGGTCAGATAGCTTATTGTCCAGTACATCAAATGGAGAT